TGCCACCATGTGTTATGGCTCACTAGTCCATTAGCGATGAAGTTCTCGGTGTCTTCGACCTGAACATCGAAGACTTCTTCCTCGCCGTCTGGTTCGATGCTGGAGATGCTATCCAGCGTGAAGTCTGAGATACCTAGCGGCGGCAAGTGCCACTGACTCATTAGCAAGATGTCCGATTCCTGCGTTGCAGTCGTTGCATAGTAGTCCTCTGACTTTCCCTGTGTCGTGGCAGTGATCGACGGCGAGCTTGTTCTTCCAGTGCGACGGTGAGTTACCAGCTTCAGCAGGTTTACGACAGATTGCACAACACCCGCCCTGCGAGGTGTACATGACATCGTAGTCCGCTGAAGTGATTCCATAGCGGTGTTTAAGTCTGCTATTGCGGCGGCGCTCGTAGTCGCAACTGTCAGACCTTCGCCCATCAGCCCAGCGTTTTTTTGCATAGTGACCGTTGCAAAGTCCGCGACACTTGGCAGGTTTTTCGCACCCCTCGGCAGAGCAGATAGCGCTCCGCCATTTACCCCACTGCCCTTTAAGGTTACGATTTTCAAGGCTGTATTCAGGTGTTTTAAGCGTGTCCATGACAGTTCCCCACTTGACGCGACAGTCAGGAACGGATGTCTCTGATTCGCTCTGACGATTCTACCAGATTTCATTGTGATTTTGAACACATAATCACAACCACTTCGCTTAACCGCCGCTACTCTCGTGCGTGCGAGCGTGCCGCGCGCATAAGTAGCGATTGCGTCAGATACTTTAAGAGAATCGAGTCTGCGCTGCGTGCCGTCGGCCATCAGAACAGGTGTGTCGCCCGTCATGCACATCACCCCCAGTACGCCGCCTCCTGGCGCAAGCCGAGAGTGCGCAGTGGACACATACCACTCCCATGTGCTGTCACGTTGTCCTGCGCTGTCTGCTGCCTCGATGTCCTTCACTAAGTCATCCAGCAGCAGGATATGTGCGCCACGACCTGTAATTGCTGAGCCAACACCAGCCGCGAGATACCCACCACCCGCTGTCAGGTTCCAGTTCTCGACAGACTGACTTGACGGGTCGAGTACAGCCTTCGGGAACACGGTCTGGTACGCCGGGTCGCGCAACAGATCACGAATATAACGACTAAACGACATGCTTAGGGACGTGGTGTGACTAGCAGCGATGATTTCCCAGTCTGGATGCTGCCCAAGTACCCACGGTGGGAAATGACGGGAGGCAATCTCACTCTTGCCGCTTCGCGGCGGGCACATCAGCAGTAGACGCGGTTCTTTCCCCTCTTCCACATCCTTGACGAAGCGTTCAAGTCGTCGGCAAATGTCTTCGTGTACCCAACCTGCATCGTATTTAGGACGGAAACGCTTAACAAAAGGGAGCAAACGACGACGAGAGAGCGTGCGGACGGCCAACTCTTTTTGCGGCGATGCTTTCGCAGCGTCTTTATCGAATTGCGGCGGCTCATAGGCACCTTCGGCTGCGATATTAGGGGTCTGGGCAGGGGTCAGTATGGGGCTGAGCTGTTCAGATGCCAGACCCGTCTTTCTACGCGGTTTACGTATGGGCCTTGTATCTGGTTTGACTGGTTCGGGTGGAGCAATACCCGCGTCGTGACAAAAATTACACACCCCACCGACGAACGACGTCGTTAGACGGTCAGTAGAGCATGTTGGGCACGCTGTGAACTTAGGGGGCTTAGCTGCAGGCATCGTCTAGCTGGTTTCCGAAGGGTTCTAAGCTGGCTGCCTGGTTTAACCACTTCCACGACTCGTTGTGCATCACATTGAGTCGTATGCCCAAAAACAAAGGGCGTTGGTCTGAGTTTTGTTTCGTAGGTAATACCATACACGCGCGTGCTGCGGTACGTAGTTCAGTGCGTAGTTCATCATACTCACGCGCTGTAACATTCAGTTCGGTCGGTTCGCGACCTGTTTGGACTGCGAATCTCACTGCACGTTGCAGAATAGTGTTAACTATCGAGTCTGACATGCTCACCCTCTATTACACGGAGTAGGTCGTCGTCAGACAGTTCTTCGTACTGCCGCAACAAACGCTCCTGGTTAATCGTAAGGTCAATCTTTTTCTCTTCGGGCGCGTACAAACCAAGCATCTTGCCGACTTCGCGAGCGCCAGCGATCATCCCCATCGGGTCTGCCATCATCCGCGCCATCTCTATCGCATCGACCAGCACTTCCACCAAGTCTGCCCGCTTAACTTGTGCTGCGGAACTTAGTTCGCTGCGTGCTTCGCGTAGCGCGTGCTGCACATTCGCCGAGTGTTCAGCGACTGCACCACCTGATGCGTTGGCATAACCTGCCTCAGCTGCAGCCGCACTTTGTGTCTTCCCGTCAAGTAGGGCTTCGACAAAATTACTTTGCTTCTCCGTCAGTATTGATTTCTTTCTCGCCATTCGTCAGATTGTATCAGAGAGTAAAAGAACGTGAGAAATTTTATAAAAATATTTTGCAGATCGTGATTTAGAAACTGAGGATTTGGAAACTTGGAGATTGTGAAACTGTGAAACTTGGAAATTGTGAAACTTGGTGAGTATGGTGCTGGGCCATCCCCTCCCCCTCGCCCCAAACACCCCGCCCACTTCGGATTCGGTTTCGTATATCCCAACGACGGGTGAAGCATCCGTCGTTATCCGTTGTGTGTTGTGTAGTTCTCGTTTCTTAATCATTTATATGGAGTATCAATCATGAACATAGCTCAAAAACGTGCTGCATTGGCTGCTATCAATCCAACAGCAGTGTCTACTGGTGAATCAATCACTAAACGTGTCATCACTGATGTAGCAATGCGTGTCGGTGTAGTGCCAAGCTATACCAAAGGGTTCTTTGCAGACATTAAGTCTTCGTATCAATACGAGGAAGCTAAGCGCGAAGGCAAGCTGTAATCAATAGAGGTAGGGCGCAAGCCCTACCATTTACATCCCCACAACGTGTGGGACTGGAGGTAATCATGAGTTATATAGTTGAACACATAATGGAAGACACGGACGACTACGGTCAACCGTGCGGCAGGTCTATACTGGTTGAGCATAGTCACTACGAACTTGCACTGCAAGACGTAGCAAACTCAACAGCAGATTTCGGCGCTCGAATTCTGCAACCAGATTCGGTGAGAGCACAGCGATACATCGCTTGGGTATACCCAGACGATGAGTATACATGCGCAGATGATAGCTGTTTTTAATTGGAGAATATTATGAATGAAGGTCTTTTGAGTGCGTTGAAGGAAAGTTTGCCTCGTCTCGAAGAAGAGTACGCAGGCGGTGCTACATTGATAGTCATGCAATACCATGAACACGGAGGCCACCTACAATTCTACACCTGTAGAGAAAGGGACGTCCCACGTGACAATGCGTGTGACCGCTATGAAAGTCTGGCGGGACTTATCGCCGACATAAAAGCTGCTTGAATAAATACGGAGAATATCATGTTTGGATTAGCACACATAGACGCTATGCCAATGGTGTATGGCGTCGTAATCTTCATTGGCCTATGGTCAATGTGGGCGAAGCTCATCAACGGAGCGTTCATCGCGTTCGCCATCGAAGTATCTATCTTCTGGCTGGTATTCAGCCTGCATGGCGGCAGTATGGCTGGCGGCTTTGCTGCGGCTGTTGCTGCTTTATTAGCGGGGAATATCTTCCCGCGTATGTTGAAACGATGAGTGAAGCATTCATCGTTATCTGTTGTGTATCACGCAACAATGACTCTTAACTTACTCTAAAGGAAATTATCATGAATATGTCCCAAAAACGTGCTGCATTGGCAGCTATCAATCCAGTTGTTGCCAGCAACAACGACCCACTCGTTCACCGCGCTATCACTAAAGTGGCCGAAACAGTGGGTGTTGTACCCAGTTACGCCGTCGGTTTTTTCGCCGACATCGGCGCCAGCTTCAAGTATGAGGAAGCTAAGCGCAAAGGTCAACTAGTTGCACCTGTAGTTGAGCCTGTTGTTAAAACCAAAGCGAAGCGTGGTTTGCTATGAGCCATGACCCCATGGATTGGGTGTTGGCAATCGCTGGTATAGCGGTTGTCATCCTCGTTATCTTAGACGCAACACGGAGGTAATAATGGATGAGATACAAACTTGGATAGAAATAGCAGATGCGCTATACAGCGCTGGGAAGATACGCGAGTACAGAAGTATCATGTGGTACATAACTCACATGGAGTACGCAGACGCTATTGAATTGGAGAGGAAACGCAACGCTTACAATACGGAGGTAGTATGCGACTCGTGACTAATGCTTCAGACTTATCCACAGACCCAGTCGTCGCTGACTGGCTGTTCGAATCATCCGCGTGTAGCGAACGCGATAACCCAGTCGAAATACTCATGCAACGCGAGTTGGATGAGCATGAAGACTTTGCCTACTACGATGATTTCATCATAGGGGGCAATTAATGGAGCAAAAGGCGGGTATACCGTTCACCTTCGGCAAGTGATTAACGCATCAGTCAGCCTTACACTCAAGAGTAGTACGTCGTACCTGCGGACGTAAAACGCAGACACTCACTTTACTTACTTAAAAGGAAATTATCATGTTTGACATTATCGAAAATCTACCCACCAACGCTAAATCATCTGTACTTTACAGTCTGGTTGGTTCACTCAACGCGAGTATATTGTATAACGCGCAGTCAATCGTGCGTGCGTGCGACCACAATGGTGATGATGTTCGCGAGGAAATCTGTACAGATTTCCCCAAAACCAAGTACGAAGCCAGTATGGCTGCAGAGCTAGGTAACCAGCCCAACCGCTGGGATGATTTGGTAGCCATGGTTACGCTGCGCGGAGCGTTGCACGACCTACTAATGGCAGAACGTAACACCGTCGAGGATGTGTTGCCATTACACAGCACGTTAAAGTTTTTGACAGCAACTGTCAAAGACTTACCTAAGGCACAGCTCGACGAACTAATCAAGTCACTCGCCATCGACGGCCTAAAGGCTGAAGACATCACAACGATGTACAGAGTAGATGCAGAGGCCAAGCGTCAGGATTTGTTTGGTATGTCAGAGAGAGTGTTGAGTGTGGCGCTGGCATTGCCAACACTCGACGGAGAATACGAAGACAACGCGTTCAATCTACTTAGCCCAGCTAAACAGAATAACTTGTGGCTTAAAGTCGAGGGTGCCTTGAATAAGGCGCGCAACAACATCATACTTGGTGTGTTGCAACGCAGAGCCGTAGACATGGGCGACATCCCGCTCATCACCTACGCTCTAAAAGAAGTGCAGACTAACATGCGCAACTTAGACGACGGACGTACAGCGGCTTAAATAGTTTCGAGGTGACTTCGTCACCTCGAAACTATTTAAGCCGAACGACTATGGGACTAAAAACAAAGTGTACCAGCATTGAACCACTCTGTAATCTAGGTCATTTTAACCATGGACTATGGGACTACAAACAAAATGTACCAACATCGAAACGCTCTGTAATTTAGGTCATTTTAACCATGGATTATGAACGTGGAAATTGGGGCCCAAAACCACGAGAAACACTGTTACACTTTTAAAAACTTCATCCCAGATTGTATGTATATGATATTTACTTTTTATTTATTAAAATCTCAATGAATTCAAAAAAAGTGTAAAAGTGTAACAGTAAGATAAATAACCACCTCAACCCTATATACCATGGAGCTTCCAGACTGTTACACTTATGTGTAACATTTTGCCATTGTTACACTTTAAAAGTGTAACATTTTGAAGAAGATAAACTTATCTTCTTTGTAACGAAA